AAAATAGAAAGACTCGATACCGCAGCATCAGGAATGCTTGCTGAAGCGGGAGAGTTTATGGAACTCGTCAAAAAAATCAAATTTCAAGGTAAACCTTGGAACGATGATGTTAAAGACCACCTTGTTACAGAACTCGGAGACGTGATGTGGTATGCTGCACAAGCAGCGATGGCATTGGATGAGCGTCTTGCAGAGGTAATCTTCCGTAATACAGTGAAACTTGCATCTCGCTATCCAGAGGGAGAGTTTTCTATAGAACGTTCAGAAAAACGTAAGGAAGGTGACAGATAAATTACCACAGGAAAAAGAAGTGACTAATTTTCCATTCTCAGATATAAAACCTCTAGTAAAACTTCCGTTTGTCGGGAGTTTTTATACTAAGCAAGAGGTTGAACTTTTACTACAAAGAACTTTAGACGAAGCAAAACGTATTGATGAAGAGTCAATGCGTAAGCACAATAGAGATGCTACTGTCATAAGTATGATACTAGGATTTACTTGTCTAGCATTATTTCTAGATGGCACACTTCGTTTACTAGGTATTGTACCACCATTTTTAGGAATAGATATTGACATTATAGATAAGATAGTAGAGAAAGTTAATGAACTAAGATGACAGTTTATGTTGGTAGTGGACAACCCGTGTTCGAGTTTATACTACCAGATGAATGTATTGAAGAAGCAAACACTGTTATTGATGATTGGTTAAAGTTAGATAAACCATCACCAGAAGCATCTAATGTTGTAGCACGTCAAACTGATTGGGATATGAAAATGCCTAAGTGCGAATCATATGTCAGTTTGTGCTGTAAAATGATTGCTAACCTGATATACAATGCAGGTGGCAGAGTTTATGGTGGATTGAATGATGGAACCACAGATGTAGAATATTTTGCTAAAGATATATGGGGTGCAGACTATCAGCAGGGAGACTATGTGAAACCACACTGTCATTTTCCTGCTGATTTTGCTGCTGTTGGATATTTAAAAATAGATGATGGTGCATCACCTGTAATGTTTGACGGACGTAATCCATACTATGTGTCAGCAAGACAACTATTAATATTTGATGCAAAGATGCAACACGAAGTACCACCTACATCAGCAGGAAGACGTTGTTTTGCTATGAATCTATATAAAAAAGCAGGTACCTTCTAAATAGTAAAAAAGGTCGATGGCAAGGGAACAAGATCAAGGAACTCAGTTTGAATGGTGCGTATTACATACTGCATATAGTCGTCTTACTAATCCAGAAGTTTTATCTAGTAAACAACTAAAAACTAAAGGAAAAGCATTAACAAATTGGAATAAAGCAAACAGTACAGTACAAAAAGACTCTGTAAAAGTAGTAGATAAACTTGCAAAGACCTTATCCACTAATGAAAGTTTAAAATTTTATGCCTCATTTGAAAAGATGGGTTCGGGAAGTAAATCTGATATAGTTTTTTATAAAAACGGTAAGATATATCAATGCTCTATGAAATATGGAAATTCTTTTCAACTTAGTAGTTCAATGATAGAGACTAATGTAACTGCACTCACTGAAATATATAAAAAAATTGCTAGAGGTAAGGGTTCAAGCACAGATGGTAATACTTTGGCAAATATCCAAGCAGTAATTAATGATGTGGAAGCATTTTTTCCAAATAAATATATGACAAAGGAAGACGTTGATTCATTAGTCAAACACAATCCAAATGCAGCAGCACTAGAAGAAAGGTTGATAGAAATTATAGGAACTAAAGGTAAGGAAGGTGTTGGATCAGTCTATGATGAATTTAGATGTGCTTTTGTAGAAGAATCAATCACAGGAAAGATGACATTAAAAGGAAAACCTCTCGAAATAGCGACACATATACTAACAGAAAAAGGTCTGAGACCAATCACTAAGAAATTAGTACACGAATTTTGTGCAATAGTTAATCCAAGATTCTCTAAAAAGAAACAAGGTACATTTCCAAAATCAAGACAACTAGGTAAGGGTGTTCTAGGTCCTATAGAGAGGATTCCTACCAGTTTACAAGGTGTCACACAATATAACCCAGTAATCAGAATAGATATTAAACTAGGATAGTATGAAAAACACTCACCTCGAACATTTAGAAGACGATATACTTAATAATGGATCTAACGGTGGCAGAAATGCTATTAAGATCCTAAGAGAGTTGGGTCTTATGTTAACAGAACCACATTCCAATATACGAATCACTACTAAATGGGATGGTGCACCTGCTATTGTATGTGGACAGCATCCTACTACAGGAAAATTCTTTGTTGGAACCAAAGCAGTGTTTAATAAAGGAACACCAAAGATTTGTAGAAGCAATACTGATATAGACACATACTATGCAGGTCAACTAGCAGATAAATTAAAAGTTTGTTTAGAATATTTACCTAAGTTAGGTATTAAAGGTGTCGTGCAAGGAGACTTACTTTTTTATAATGATGTGGTCACTAGAAAAGTAAATGGTGAATCTTGTTATGTGTTTACACCTAATACTATTACCTATGCTGTACCTGTAAAGAGTGATATGGGTAAGAAAATTAGAACCTCAAAGATGGGTATCGTATTCCATACAAAGTATAGCGGTGGTAATGGCACAGTTAGAGATATGAAAGCATCTTTCGGTGTGGATACATCTTCTATGAAGAGTAATGACGTAGCAGTATTCTCATCTAATTTTACAGATGCAACAGGTGCTTCTACATTTGATAGACCTACATTATCTAAGTTTATCTCAGCAACAAACCGTGCAGAAGGTTCTTTGAAACAAGCATCACAATTTTTAGATATTCTAGGACAGACAGGTAGTGGTAAATTTTTACTATCAGAAGTGTTTAAATTGTTTTTTAATAGTTACATTAAAAAAGGTGTAAAGTTTTCTAGTACAGCAGATGTATCTAATGCTTTTGAAAAATTTTATATGGGAGCATTGCAAAAAGAAATTGATGCAAAGAAAACAGAAGCGACAAAGAATAAATATAAACAGATACAACTGGATGGTCTAAAGTTTATCAAAACTAATGCACGACCGATATATATGACAGTAGCATCTTATATGAATTTAACAGAATGTAAGATGTATATTGTTCGTCAGTTATCAAAAGTAAATACTATTGGTACTTACATCAAAACTGACAATGGTTATCGTGTTACAGCACCAGAAGGTTTTGTAGCAATTAAATCTGGTTCCGCTATAAAGTTAGTTGACCGACTAGAGTTTAGTAAAACTAACTTTAATATAGAAAAGAACTGGGGTTGATAAATAGTATTATGAAATTTAAGCAATTCCTATCAGAAGCACGTACTGTTGCAGGAGAAGCAGCAGCGAAACGAGGTCTCCAACACGTTGGTCACGGTTACTATGCTGATCGCACAGGTAACATTGTGGCAAAATCAGAAGGTGGTGAAAGATTAGTTACAGTATCTCGTGATGAAGCAGAACAGGCACGAGCAGGTGCTGAAGAAGGTGCTGCTGAACAAGAAGGTAACAATTCAGTAAACGATCTTGGAAACATTGCAATTACTTTTGGGAGGTTCAATCCTCCTACTGTGGGTCACGAAAAACTTTTATCCAAAGTTGCGGAGTCTTCTCAAGGAGGAGAATACAGGATTTATCCATCACGTACTGTTGATGCAAAGAAAAATCCGTTGGAACCTGCGGAGAAGATAAACTATCTTAAACAGATGTTCCCCGACCACGCAAATGCAATACAAAATGATCCTGATAAAGGAAACATTTTTAATGTATTGTCTTCTATCAATGAAGAGGGTTACAGTTCAGTAACAATGGTTGTTGGTAGTGATAGGGTAGCAGAATTTAATGATCTCCTACAGAAATATAATGGTCAAGCATACAACTTTGAAGAACTCAAGGTAGTATCTGGTGGACAAAGAGATCCTGATGCTGAAGGTGTTGAAGGTATGTCTGCATCTAAGATGCGTGCATTTGCTGCTGAAGGAAACCTAGAAGATTTTGCTAAAGGTATCCCTGGAAAAGATGAGGGAGTAGCAAAAAGACTTATGGATGCGGTACGTAAAGGTATGGGTATCCAAGAGAAAGAGGACGTAGAGATTAAAGAACTCTGGCAGATCGCTCCTAAGTTAGATCTACAAAACTTAAGAGAAGCATACGTTCGCAAAAGTATTTTTGATATGGGAACAATAGTTGAGCACCTAGACACTGGTGTTCAAGGTAAGATTGTTCATCGTGGAACTAACTATGCAATATTTGAAGACGGTAACGGATGGAGATTCCGTTGTTGGTTAACCTCACTAAATGAGGTAAAAGAAAAACATCATTCTGCTGATGATGGGTCAGGAAACGACTGGAAAATAGGAACCGATACCTATAGACAAGCAGTACAGGCAATGACTCCTGGGCAAAGCATAAAGAAATTTAGCGACTTCCGAAAGTCTAAATAATATCATAGGATAATTAATCAAATGGACCTTAAAACAGCGACAAAACTATTGAAGTATAGTCCTTCAGACGTACAACGTGTCAGATATGTCGTAGAGTATGCTAATCATAACACCGATAACCCTAGTGAGTATATCGATGTGCATACACACAGCACTGCACAAAAAGAAATAGCACAGATTTTTGTAGAGACAGCAAACGCAGCGACACTTAATATGAAACCAAGTGATGCTTCTCCAAAGATTGATACTGTTAAGGAAAAGGAGACTACTGTAGATCCACAGTGCGAGAATCAGAAAACTATAAAAGCAAAACCATCAGAAGCATCTGCTAAGACAGAAGAGGTAGAACATATACAAGAGGAGAAACCAGGTCTTTACGCTAACGTTAGGAAAAAAGCAGCAAGAATTAAGGCAGGTTCTGGTGAGAAGAAAGCAAAACCTGGTGATGATGATTACCCTACAAAGAAACAGTGGGATGCAGCAGCAAAGACTGCTAAAGAAGAGGTTGAGCATCTTGATGAGTTGAGTAACAAAACTCTAGGTGGTTACGTTGCTAAAGCATCAAAAGAAGTTGAAGGACATATGAAATACAAAGGCGATAACCCTGATGTTAAAAAAATAAAAGATACACAAATTAAAAAGAGAGTAGGTGGTATGGCAAAAGCAGGTGCTAAGATGGCAGAAGCATACGCTGCTGTATATGAAAAGTATGACAATAGATACTCTGATAACACAGGTGAAGAGTCAGCAAAAAAGAAAGCAGCACTTGAAAAGAAAAGAGGAATGAAGTTAGACAATCATCCTCAGTTTAAGAGAGAAGAAGTGGAGCATATTGAAGAGAAGGATACATCAGTAATGAAAAAGTATCTTGATGATAAAGCAAAGAAGTTAACAAAACAAAGAAACGCACAACCTGATCGTTATAAAAATAATCCTGCTTTTGATAGTACTTCACCTAATCCGAAGTACGAGGGAGTATTGTATAGGGTAAAAGAAGCAGTTGAGAATTATAATGAAGAACTCAAGATGACTAAGAAGGAATATGCTAAGATTCATAAAGACTTCAAGTCAGATGATCCTATGAATCCTAGAACTACAAAGTACGTTCCAGGAAAAGGAACTGTATCAATGCCTGTTAAGTTTGTAGAGCATCA